TGGGTGTTCAGTCTCACTTGCAAGTGCCATCATATTGTCAATTGCTTCTTCAGCCTTCGCAATTAAATCCTTTATTTTTTCTCTTGAGTATGCGTAATCTTCCTCAGTATCGACAACGATTTCTGTCTGAGCTACCTCAGTTTTTATCTTTTTTAGTTGTTGCGGAAGGTTTGTTTCAAGGGCTGCTAAAATATCTTTTTTAGTATTAGTCATCATCAAAGCCAAATGTGGTATTGGCGGTAAAATTGTCAGGAGAATCGTTTACTGAGTTTAACTCGGTTTTTACTCGGTCAACAGCTGTTGCTGCACTTTCTTCTGTTGAATTATTATATAAATCTGCTGTAATAGTTCGAATAACAGGCTGATTAGTAACTCTACCAGTAAAACGAATTTTCATTTGAAAATCTAAAGTATAAACAATTGTTCTACGAGTGGTAAAGTCTCCTTCGTAATCATCTTGAATTGTTGTTCCGGTTAATACAATCGGTACATCAACAGAGTTTCCAACACCATCCATATCTTTAATAGCAACAGTATACTCAGGAACAAAGGTTGGTAGAATCTGTTCAAATATTTGCAGCGCTTCATCTTGGGTTTTAGCCAATATATTTAGCTGCATTCCGAGAGTATAAGGTACAGATTGTCGAAGTGTATTTTTACTTAGCTCTGTTCCTGCTATGTCAAATCTTTTAAGATTACCTTTGTTTAAAGCAGATGAGCTATCACGGTCGATAGAGGTAATTTCAAAACTCATGCGTGGTAACTTGATCGCGAGTTTCTGGTCTTCTAAACTACTGTCTTGATTGATACGTGCAAGGAATTTACTCCTTGGCCCATACGCCAAAGGCACACGAGTTTCAGATGCCCCAGTTTTAACGATCTTAAGATTATTAAATATCGTTCCGAAAACTGCTACAGACTTCTTTAATGTCTGATTATAAAAATGTACTCCGTCTAACATGTTATAGTGTGTCTACCTCTCCAAATGGGTTAATCTCTGAAAAGTCAATAAAGTTATTACCGATCGATTCGAATTCTTCGTTATCTGCAAATGCATCGTTTGTATCCAGTGGTGTGACTGAATCTTTATAAGAACCCGGTACTGTAGGATCTTTAAGAGTAATTGGATATGATGATGCTGATCTCTCTCCAATTAAATTGCCAACAACATCACTTGTTAAACTAAACGATAGATTAGTACCATCACTTGATTCAATACCAACTACGTCTACTTCTCCAATTCTTACTTCAGCAATCTCTCCGCTAATCGTAACTTCTGGAGAACCACCTAAAGATTGTGTGATGTTTTCACCAACAATGAAAGAACCAGTTCCAGTTCCAAGATTGAATGTTGTTCTACTCGCATAATTGGTTTCGATTGAATCAATCTCTTCGACACCAGTATCAATCGCTTCATTACCGTATTCAAACAGCTCACACGTAAGTTTATACGTTGGCATATTTTGAAGTTGATAGAATGGTGTATCGCCATCAACATATCGAATTTCAAATAATCCTTTAACAAGAGGCAGATAAATTAGATCGCCTTCATTTGGTCTAATCAACTCGTTAGGAGCATTGCCGAATTTACCGATTAGATTATTCCATCGTTTACGCGATAGAACAAAACTAATTTGGTTTCTTACTTCTAATCCAAACTTACTTAAAAGATTACCATCACCTTCGTAACCATCAACCGCATCAACATACATTTCAATCATGTATGCTTCTCCGAACTTACTTAACTCTTCTTCATTAAATACAGAGTTTTCATTAACGATAGTTCTTGGTATATAATAACACTCATGTCCATATATACGAAGACTCTCTATAATTATATCTTCATAGAGATGTTGCTCGCCTTGAGTACCATGAGAAAAATAAACGTTTCTTGGCATAATACATTATCCCACGAATAAGTCAATGGGTTTTTCATAAGTTAGTTGCATCGTTTCTTCGATCTTTTCAATATCTTGAACAGCGTCATCATAGATTTGACGACCATTCAATGTGACTCCACCTGGAAGTTGCATTCCTTCAAACTTAATAAGGTTTACTCCCCACTGTCGTTTAATCAAAGCTGTAAGATATTTCTTTAAAAGCATATCGTTATATACATCTGTATATGTATCTGGATCTAAAACCTCATGACCTTCAACAATAATGAATCTTCCTTCTTTCATATCATCTCCTTCAATATATACTCGATTTTGATGACGAGAGAATGTACTTTTCTGGCTCATTCCATTAATTTTAAGATCGATTAAAGCCATATACTGCTTTGTCATTTCGTAATCAATCAAAACTCCTGGATGCCGTAAGTTATAAAGATCATTTAGATGCATTTGATACTCAAGTGAAAACATTCCTGATTGTGATGAACTCGCCTGAATTGGAAATATACTATTTACAAATATCATTGAATCAGGTATTTCAACAAAACCATTTTCAACATCACCCTTTGTTACGACTGAAACTGTTGTGCTTGCTGAATCGCTTGTAATTGTTTCTGCAACAAATTCAGTTCCACTTACATTAACATTATCATAACGTATTGTTGTAGAATCTGGAATAGAAACGATAACTGCTTCAGCTCCAGATGTTCCACCCGTTATTGTTGATGATGTAGTAAAACCCGATGAATCTGCAACAGTTAAACTAGAATCCGTAACTTTGTGTTTACGATAATTACGTACTATCGAATCAGAATGATATTCTTGATAAAACTGTAAAGCTTCATCAACGCGATCTTCTAATTGATCTTCGTCAACATTAATTTCAATTACTGGAGCACCTAAGGCTCGAAGAGAATAATCGATTAATGTTTGTCTTGAATTAGGTTTAGCCATGGTTCTATCCGTGAATTACAAATTTTTATGTTATGGAGCTGTTGGAAATGTTACATCACCATTTTCATCAAGATTATCTGTCAAATCTCTTAGTGCTTGTCGGTATGTTGCCCACTCAGCAGCTTTATCTGCATCAAGAGGTGAATCACTTAATTGTGTCCAATCTGAATTAATAAGAAGGATATTACGCTTTGATCGTACTTTGTTTTTATAAACATCAAGATTTTCAATAACGCGTTTTTGAGTTATGGTTTTTAATGCTCCATCAATTAAAAATAAATTTTCAGTTGATGATTCTAGTTGAGAAGCTAATTCATCTGTAACTTCTACAGCAAATGGCGAGTTCTTTTCTGCATCATTTGTTATTACTTTATAAGCATGTTTACTTGATTGATTTAATAGTATATATTTCATATTATTTTATTTTATTAAAATCCTCCATCGACTACATTTAATCCAGCAAAAGTTGCTCCTACTCCTCCGTATGCAGATAATGCTGCTGTCGGTACTTCAATATCAGATGCGTTTGAGCCACTGAATGGAGTACCGGTTATAGTAGGTGGACTACTTCCTCTTAATCGCACAATAAGAGGAGTACCACCGCCGAAATTTAAACCAGCGGAACCGAAGGCGTTATTGCCGATAGCAGTAACATGTGCAGGTAAATCAATTACAGTTAAATCATAGCCACCGGTAAACGCGTTGTCGCCAATAGTTAAACCAGGACCACCTGAGTCGAATGTAAGAGACGATACGGAATATATCGCAGCAAAAGCAGCAGACCCAATTGAGGTTACATTATTGGGAATTGTAAGAGACGATAGACTATAACTGTCTTGAAAAGCCGAATTGCCAATCGTTGTTAGACTTGAACCAAGCGATAAAGTTGAGAGGCCCTGAGCAATCCCTTCAAAAGCTTCAACACCGATAGTTATTACACCATCACCAATCGATAAAGATGACGGGCCATAAGATTGATAAAATGCTTTATCACCGATAGTTATAATATTATCTGGAATAGTTAGTGTACTAGGAAGACCATACAATCCGCTAAAAGCTTCGTCTCCAATAGCTGTAATATGACTAGGCAAACTCAGACTTATAGATGCTCCGAAACTAGAGCAATTCTTAAATGTCTCGTCAGGAATTGTTGATATTCCAGTACCTATAGTACAACTGGTTATACTACTACCACTAAATACACCAGTCCCCATCGCGGTAATATTATCTGGAATATCAACAGCTCCACTTAGATAATTATTATCTTTATAAACCTCATTTCCAAGAGTAGTTATTTGTGGAATTATGTGTGTTGATGTGGCATCGCCAGTGGCGAAGCACTGATCACCAAATCCTGTAACACCTTTATTTAATTTTAACTCTAAATCATAATAAGCTTTACCTTTAAAAAGTTGTGCTGGAAGAATTCCAGTATAGGCTCCAATATATGCGTATTCAATATTGGCCGACGGCATATGGGTATTGCCTATATCTACAACAGCAGCGGTACTATATCCAATGTTTTGTTGATATACATTGAAATTAAACTCTCCATCATCTACATACGTTTTATTTGTAAGATGATCTCCGCTTGTTGGTGAAGCATTTGATTGAGGATTGCCTGTAAATATGGGATTAGAAATAGGTGCAATTCCTGCTTCTGATAAAGTTTGATTTATAAAATTACCCGAACTTGAAACTAACAATTCACCGTCTGCTAATGATGTGAGTGTAACATCATTCATTTCGGCAATAGT